TCCAGAATATTCTCAAGGACTTTTTCAAGTTCTTTGTCAACCTTTTCTTGTAAGGCTGTATTTGCGATTTTTGACAAATCAATTTTAATAGTTTTATCTTTCATAGATACTCCTTATTATATTTTGCTATGATTTCTAATTCCCAGAATCTGCATCGTGAAGGGCAGTTCAGGATCTGCTCGAACCTGATTTTGAATAACTTCCATAGTAGCCTGCCAGTGAGAGACAATCATATCCCAATAATCAGGCGGGAAATTTTCAATCGGAGTTCCTAGCGGGAAGTGTCCACGGATGTATGCGACTTTTTGAAGTTCTTCTTCCGTCACATTATTTTGAGACATGAGGTCACTCAAACTCTTTGGTAAGCTTGTATGATATTGCGCAGATGGTGTCTGAGGTTCGCTAGGAACTTCATTTTGAGGTTTTTCAGCTACCTGCGACATATCGAGAGGTAATTCTTCTTGAACTTGTTCAGGGGCTTGTTGTGCCGTTTGCTGAGGTTCCGGAGCAACTGCCTGAAGTTGTTCGACTTGAGGTTGTGGTGCTTGCACTTGTTGGCCGGCAAAGATATGAGCGATTCCAGCATAGTTGAACGGCATTTCATCTGGCAAACCGTGACGATTTTTGGCATCCCAAGCTGGTCGATGATTGGTATACATCACACGTTCACCGCCCTGAGCTTTCTTTTTGCCGTTATCAGTCGTCATGACTAAGGTTTTGTAGTTTGCAAACAGAACCATGTCTGCCCATTCTTTGACAAGCGGTGCCGTTTTAGAACCTGTCTTTTGGCCAAGTTTCAATTCGTATCGGTCATAGGAACCCATCTCGTCTGGCTGTTCAAACTTCTTGATTTGAGCGTGTGCAGTCAATACTACATTGATACCCATATCAACTAGATCAGATAATGCATTTAAGAAACGCCCCATTTCTTCCTGGACATAAGTATAGCCCTTGCCCCACCCGAAGTCTTCAATCCCTTGTTTTCCATGTTGTGAACATACGTGAGCTACTGCCAATTGTTCTGCCCAGTCAATTGTGTCGATGACGAGCGTTCCACATTCTGTCGGATTCGCCTTGATAAAAGCAATCTCATTGATAAGCATGGTCCAGCTGGTCGGTTTGTCTAACCGAGCCACATCCATGTTATCTGTCGACCCTTCCGTGTCAATAAAAACCGCATTTGGAAATTCAGCAGCAAACGTGGACTTGCCAATTCCTTCAGGACCGTAAATAACTACCTTTTGAGCTCGCGCTCGTTTTCCTCTTGTAATTTGCATTATTTTTCCTCCAGTTCTACTTGTCCAATATATTTCACTTGTGTTTTGTAACGCCCACGAAGAGACTCACGTTTATTATTGTAAAAATCCAACGCCTCTTTTTCTGTATCAAAATACCAATGTCCATCTGGATATGTATCAAAATACTGTTGTACTTTAAATTTCACGGCCATTTAAAATCCTCCTTGCCATGTTGGTGCGACTGTTTCAGCGTCTCCTTGCTGATGTCCTTGCTGAGCGGAACTTTCAAACTTCACAGGTTTAACGCTATACCCGTCTTCAATCAGGATGCTACATTCATCTCCTGTTGATACTCTGGTCGCAATTGCTTGCAGGCCTTCTTGCTCGAGCCATGCTCCAAACTCTTGCAAAGTTAGCTGATCCATTTGTTCCAACTTATCAATCAGTACGAATCCGCATTCTGGTTTCAATTTACGCACGATTGCAGTTGCTACTTGTAATTGTTGACTACCTGACATGTTGTCCCATCGTTGGCCGAGGTAGAGCAATTCGCCATCATCCACTGACAAGCCAGGCAACGGCAAGTCTGCGTTAGTGAGCAAGTCTGTCTTCTGCTTACGGATATCAGCAATCACATTATCAAGTTCCTTATATTGCTCGCGATAGCCTTTGGCATCTTCTTCGGCTTTATCTTTGTCAAGATTAGCACGAACTTTACGATTGATTTCGTCAATCTCTGCGATGTTGTTTTCGATTTCTTCAGTAGATTCATCGATAAGTTCCATGGCATCTGTATTCGCGATAGCCAAATCTTGAGCCAACTGACTTTCTTTTTCTTTGGCATCGGCCAGCAATTGCTCCAATCGTTCAACCTCTGCAGTTGCTGAAGCATGTTGATTTTGGATAGCCACTAAGTTTTGACGTTTACGGGCGTTCTCCCCGTTTTTCGCAAGGATAGCTTGTTGTTGTTGGATAAGTTCAGCGATAGAGACTAGCTCTTTCGGTGCATCTGGGTAGTAAGGTTGCTCTTTAGCAAACTTTTCTTTTTGGTCAGCAATCACACCGATTGCATGGCGTTCGTCATATTTTGCCTTTTCCTGCATTTCCAATTCAACCAACTGCGGGCCCACTCCGATGATTTGCAATAAAATTTTTGCTTTTTCTTTGCTAGTCTGCTCCATGAATTTTGGCAAGTTGATGGCCAATTCTTCTACGAAGCTATCAAGCAAGTTTTGACCAGCCTTGTTACCACTCAGGTCAATGACCTTGAGAGTGCTATTCTTCCCGCTGCGTTCTACAATCAATCCGTTTGATAGTGTGATTTTTAAACTAGGCGGAATTGTACTTCCTTCGCGTTGTGCTTGGCTAGGCTTGTACTTGTTGCCACCTAGAGCCCAAGCAATCGCGTCTAATACGCTTGTTTTGCCTTGATTGTTGTTACCACCGACGATTGTCAAGCCTTTTGTTGACGGCTCTAATTTAACCGCTTTAACGCGCTTAACGTTTTCGATTTCCAGTTTATTGATTGTTACCATTTTATGCTCCTTGTTTTTGTTTCTTCGATAGTCCAACAGGTGGTTGGTTATCGTATGTGAATTGACGGTCGCAGTTGCGAATGTTTTGTCGTGCGATGTTGTTGAATTGCTTTCTACCTTGCTGGTAGACTTCAATAATCATCTTGTCATGTTCTTGCTGCTTATGCATCTTATCTTTTGCTTTTTGTTCACCGTATGCAATCAGTGTAAATACAATGAACAAACTAATCATAGTTGTTGCAATTCCAAGAAGTTGGCTTAAAATGTTAGGTTCTGTCATGTTTTATACCTCTAATGTTCTACTTTCCAAATTCGACAACGGGATTCCACTCCAGACGAAGCCTCGTCTTTGTATACCCAGTCATTACCATACGCGCCCGTAGCTTCATACGAAGCTGACTTCAAATAAGCAATAGCTTCTTCTTTCGTCTCGAAAGCCGTAGCTGAATAATCTCGCTCACCAACAGGTAAAAAGTCTCTTCCAATAATACTGAATTCATCTTCCCCTGTTTTAATACTTTTGACATAGATTGATATGATATACATTTCTATACCTCTAAAAGTTTTTCTAAGTCAGCGATGCGCTGATAAAGTATTTGGTTTTCTTCTTGTGCTGCAATCAATTCTTGGTTTAAGTCCAACGCAACCAATCTCCAGTCGGTGTTGACTTCGATTTTTGTTATGTTGAAAAACCATTTTGTGATTTTGTTTAATAGTTTCATGTTAAAACTCCCAATTGTTTTTCTTTTTTTAGATTTTCTAGCATTTCTGCCAGAGTTTCTTTTTTAGTTCGGTAACGATTTCTGCTTTTCCATTTCACGAAAAGTCGAAAACCTTCGTAATTGACGAATACAATTTTATGTGTTGGATTATCAATAAATTGTTTAAAATCTGGATGACCTCGCATTTCAGTAGCCCAAATTTTAGCAGTACCAACCGTGAGACCTTCCCACATCTGACAAAGATGTGTATAATCTCCATGAGTCGCTTTTTCATTTATTCCAACTGGCTTGTAAGTAATTTCTGCTTTAGGCATGGATTTTCCTCTCTTTCTGTGTTATACTTTAAGTGAATATTTTGGTAAGCGCCTGACTTTTGTTAGGTGCTTTTTTGTTTAGGAATTTTACTTTCCATCGCCCTGAGTTCAATCTCATGGCTAACTTGTTTTAATAGCTTCTCACACGCTATTTTAGCTTCTCTGTATGTTGTGTGCTCACTGATAAAGTAATCAGCTAATTCTATGATTTTATCCTCCATTCAACCTCCTATATCAGTCT